TTTCTCCAATTCTAATTCCTGTATTTGCATTAAAATCATAAGTCCAACTTGCAAAAGTTCCAACTAAAGAACCATTTACAAAGAAATATAAAGTACCACTACTACGAGTAAATGCAATATGATTCCATTGATTTTTAGTTACTGCTGTTCCTGAAGTTTGATATTTATCTGAACCAGCAGTAACACAATAAGCTGTTAAATACCCTGCATTTGAAAATCCAAAATAAGCATTAAAAGCATTTGTACTAATTGGCAAATTATAAGTATTAAAATCAGTAGGATACACCCAACATTCAATAGTAAAATCCCCAGTTCCAAACTTTAATGCCGCACTTGTTGATGTAGTTAAATAGTTGCCATTTCCTGCGTTGTAATTACTCCAATACCCACCAGCTTGACTAAATGGTGTATTAGTACCTTGTGTAGTGTTTCCGTTACGAGTAATAGTAAAGTTATTGGTAGAGGAATCTAAGAAAGTATTATTCTGTGCGCCATTCGTTCCATCACCATGAAGCAATAGACTAACTTGATTAAAGTTAGCGTCAGTTGCGGCTGCTGGGTTTGTAGTGTTATTTACACTACCTCTAAGCATTTTACTAAGCATTAAGCTAATCCTACCAAAGCACCATAAATCGTTGAGCCAATTTTCCACAGTTCAATATTTGTAGTAACTGTAGTAGAAAGCGTAGGAGCAGTACCACCAATCCAAGTTACAGGCAAACTTGACCATGTAATTGTATTTGTACTAGCAGTAATCTGCAAAGAAAGACTTGCGCCAGCAGTCCATGTACCAGCAGTAGGAGTGCTAGAACCTGAAAGTGTCCAAGTCTGAATAGTGCCGTTAGTGGGACTAAGTGCTGGGGTTGTTCCTGTGGCAGCAAAAACTGTTTCAATAAAGCCAGTTAGCGTAGGGTTTGTTACTGTAGGCGCAGTAGAAAATACTAAGTTTGTACTAGTTGTTCCTGTTGCGCCTGAAGCTGTGTAGCCTGTAATGTTATTAAATGAAGTAATACTAGCTGTGGTTGCGTTTGTACCACCATTGGCTATTGGTAATGTGCCTGACACATGGGTAGTTAAACCAATCTTGCCGTAGCTAGGTGCTACACCGACACCACCTGAAATAAGCGCACTTCCTGTAGCAACATCAGCAAGTTTAGAAAGTGCTGTAGTAGTAGAAGCATAAACAATATCACCTACTGCGTAACTAGACTGACCTGTACCGCCATAAGTAGCACCAATTACACCTAAGTCACCAGAGCCTAATAAAGTAGTACCACTAACTGTTTTAATGTTTGTGCCACTTACTAATGTGGCTTGTTTACCATTAAAAGTAGACCAATCAGTTGAACTGAGTGCGCCACGATTACTTGCTGAAGCTGTTGGTACTTGTAGCGTGATTACAGGTGTTGTAGTTCCTGTAGCTACAGTAGATGACAAGTCAGTACCAGTTGTACCTAAAGTTATTGCAGCAACGCTTGTAACTGTTCCTGAACCCTTGTTATTAAAAGTTGTCCAGTCGGTGCTTGTAAGGTAGCCATTTACGCTGGTTGTAGCGGCAGCCATACTAATTGCTGGGGTTGCGCCACCACTAGAAACTACTGGGGCTGTACCAGTTACGCTAGTAACCGTACCTACGCTAATTGAGCCACCAAGACTTGTGCTTGTACCATTAATGGTAATAGCTGAATTTGTCAAGCTTGCATTGCCAATATTACTTAAAGTATTGGTAGACCCTGAAATAGATTTATTGGTAAAAGTATCTGTTGTTGCTTTGCCGACCAAGGTGTCTGTAGCATCAGGTAATGTCAAAGTCCTGTCTACGGTTTGACTTGTTGAAAGCATGGTTCTAGTGTTAGTAGTACCGCCATCAGGGTTTAACATAAACCGTTTAGTGCTATCTACACCGCCTTGAACATTGACATAACCACTAGCACCTTTAGGGGTTAAATGAATACCAATGTTTGTATCTGTACCTGTTGCTGATATATGAACAGGATTGCCAGTTGCAGCGTTTTCTATAGTTATTTGATTAACTGCGCTTGCAATAGTTGAAAACTTTAATTCAGCATTTCCATTGGCATCGTTAATTTGAGCAATTACTGGGGTAACAATAGTAGGGCTACCACTTAATACTACATTTGTAGTACCTGTAGAAGTCGTTACTCCCGTACCACCATTGAGCACAGGTAAGGCAGTTCCCGAATAAGTAATGGCTAAAGTGCCACTTGTAGTAATTGGGCTGCCAGCAATAGACAAAACAGACGGAACTGTTGCTGCTACAGAAGTAACCGTTCCTAGTGAATTTGCCGCCCAAGAACTGTCTGTTCCGTTAGTAGTAAGATATTTACCTGTATTACCTGTTTGACTAGGGGCAAGGGCATTAAAAGCGTCATTTGCGGTAGCTTGACCTGTACCACCATTAGCAATAGAAATAGTGCCTGTTAAGTCATGGTCATCATTCCAATTAGACGGTCTTACTACGGTTGCGTCAGCACCGTCAGGTATTGCGCTGACAAACTTATGCTTTACTGTTATAGCCATTATTGGACTCCAATTATTTTACCGTCAGCACCACGAACTACAATCTTAGGTTGGCTAAGTTTTTCTAGCAATGTGGCCAACAATTGTGTTAATTGTTGATTGCTGTTATGCATTGTTTCAATTGCAGGTTGTAATGGGTGGTTTTTCATATCGGAATATCCTAATTGATCTTGCAAAATGTTAGCCATCTGTACATTGTCTTGGTAAGCAATTTCGCCAGTATCTAAACCTGAAGAAATGCGGGTGGTTTCAATTTTAGCTGCATTATTGAGGTAAGCCAGCAACAATTCCTTGTTATTAGAAGTGTCCATCTTAGTTTGCTCAAGTTCCATTTCCATTTGCATTTGCTCACGGTTACGCTGATCTTCCAATTGGAATTTAAGTTGATTTTCTTGGGCTTGGTATTCTTGCTTGGCTTTCTCCAATTGCATCTGACCTTCAATCTTGGCTTGCTCAATTTGTGCTTGCATCTGCATTTTCTGTTGCTCAAGTTGTGATTCCATTTGTAGCTTCTGTGCTTCTGCTTGGGCTTTAGCTTGGTCAGAGGCTTGAGTAGCTTGCATTTTAGCTTGCTCAATCTGCATCTGCATCTGCATTTTTTGTTCTTCAGGTGTAGGTGGTTTAGGCTGACCTTCCATCTGTTTAGCTTGCTGACGGAACTTATCGGCTGTTTCATCGATGAGACCTTCAAGACCTTTACCAGCCTTGAACGCTGTAACGCCAAACTTGAGCATTTCTACTAGCATCGGTGTCAGTTCAGGCGTAGCTTGTGCAGTAGGCATAGCTTGGCTTAAGAATCCGCTTACCGCACTTAGGAACTCCATGCGATTTTGCTTTTCTTGTTGCTCATCCTGATAGATCATAGAATCTGTAGTCACTTCAATACGGAAGTTTTTGGCAGGTTCGTCTTTTAGGAGTTGTAATGCTTGCGGTATAAGCTGTTGATCTTGTGGACTTAATTGCATTGCACCGCTGATCTTAAGGATTGTGTCATCGGTAAAATGCTGGCAAATAATCTGTGCCTTGATTTGTAACAGGGCTGTAGCAAAGTTCACTACATCGTGTTGCATAGTCTTTAAACGCCCTGAAGCGTTGTTAGACTTGATAATCTGTGCGCCAAGAGTTTCGTTAGGGTCTGACTGTCCGCGCTGAATGTCAGCAATACCCATGATCTCGTAGATTTGACCTTTAACCTGCTCCATAGCCTGATAAGCCATATTCAGACCTTCAGCAATTGGCTTGATGTCTACTAGGCTAATAGCCCCAATCATTCCACCCTTTTCGCTAAAGGCTGCGTAATTCTTGATTGGCAACAGGGCATTGTTATCACCCTCTGTAAACAGACGGGCAAGGCTAGGCTCTGCTGCGTCATAAACTCCCCGAACTTTCAGGGCTTGAATGAATCCATCGATACGGTCAGCCAGCGTGTCTAACTGTCTTGCTTGGTCTTGATACAAAACAAAATCAGGTACAGGAACTAATGTGTCTGTTGTAAGGGTAGAAAACATCGGCTTTGGACAAGGCCAAAAGTTTTCAAGTTGTAACGGGTCATCGCGCTCGTCAAGAATTTTGCCTAGTGACTTGGATAGCCATAGAACTTGGCCTGTAGTCTTATCCCAAATTTCATAGATAACAGCCTCTTTAGCACCTTCGCCCATCTTTTCATTAAAAGATTTAGAGGTTTCAGGCTTGGTATCCAACGGAATCTTGCCACCTAATTCTTCACCAAAGCGTTCAACAAGGGCAGGTCTACCCATATAAACTTTACGCCATACCGCTGTTACTTCTTCCCATGTACGGGCAACGGTCAAACCAAAGTCACGCCAATGGACATAATCTACGGGCGCGCACTCGTACTCAATGCGTTCCTGATTCTCACGGTAAATGCCGCCTTCGGTTTCTGATTCGTCAATATCTTCTGTGATTTGAAAGCCGTCATCGGGCGCGCCTTCGCCTTCACCGCCAGCTTCACCAGTAATATGTGGCTCATATCGAACCCAAGCCGTACCGCGCCCACCTAACAAACGGTCTTGAACTGACTGCTTCATTGCGCTGGCATAATCAGCATAATGCTCAATCTCGTACTCTAATGCTCGTTCTAGCATCATAGATGCGACCCTACCTACTGGATCGTTATCACGAAACCGCCTTGAAACGTCAGGTCTTGGAAGTCTTGCAAAGATAGCTGGGGTAATGGTTTGGACATTGCTCCACAGGATATTGAACTTGGCATTAGGATTGTTTCTAGTGCGACTGTCATCACGATAACGCTTTACAATCCTGTCGGAACGGCTTTCCCATTCCTTAAATGTGCGCTCGTACTGGGCAATTGTGTTGTACCAATCTTCGTATGTATGATCCATCTTTATATCCTGCGGTGGGTAATTTTAGGGGTTTCTTTCCACATCTCGTTAAGCGTTACATCATTTTCGCCAACGGACAGACCTTTAATTCTTGTGTCGCTGAGGATAGGAGTATCTTCATCTTTCCATACAACTGACAGATAACGAAAAGCATCGGCAGAGTGACTTGTCCAATCGTGCTTGGGGCGATCCCGAAATACTTTCTTATCATCATCCCATTCCCTCTGATATTGACGCAAACATTCAATGCCTTCTTCACATCTATTATCAAACCAAGTGCGTGTTAATGCAAGCCTAGTTGCCTGTATTCCATCCTGAAGTGACAGGTTTGGAACAATTTTTAGATGTTTTATGTCGATTTTTGTCGCGATTTGTTCAATTATGCTTTTGCCACCACTAGCTAGTGTTTTTGCTTTAGCGTCATGGGGTAGGTAATGGTAACCATATTTGTAGCCAAACTCATCTTCTTTTTGGGCGAGAAGTCCAGTATAGAAAGGGATAGCTTGACCATTACTAGAGTGGTGATCTAGCACACGAATTTCACCATACACCACCTGAAACCACCATATTGAAGTGGAGTCATTAAAGCCCAAATCCCAAGCGGTATGGCAAGGAAACATAGGGTCATAGTCAACCGTAGTAATACGCTCCAAATCTGTGATCCTACGCATCTCTTGTCCATAGAACGCTCCTAATATGGCTGCTTCAAATGAGCATAAGAACTCCTGCTCGTACTGGTTGTCAGACATGGACTGCCTAGCATCCGCTAATTCAGTATCAGGCAACAGTCCTGATTCATCTGCCCGTAGTGTCTTGACATACCAATTAGGGTTCTTTTGACCCTCGTTGTATATGTCATAAAAGGCATTATGCCCCTTTGGTGTGCCGATAAAGGTAGCCCAACCCTGTCTGTCAGCAAGTAATGGCCGCACAATCTCACCCCACATACGAGGTTTCATATCAGCGTATTC